ATAATCCGAATACGGGAGAGGTGTGGTATAACGATACTGATAATGTTTTAAAATTTCAGCACAATGCTACCAATGCAGCTGGATATTGGTCTAGTGGTGGAAATGTAAATACTGCAAGAACAAATGCAGGTGCAGCGGGTACAAAATCAGCGGCTTTACTTTTTGGTGGAAATACTCCACCCTCTTCAGCCATAACAGAATCTTATAATGGAACCAGTTGGACTGAAGTAAATGATTTAAACACTGCAAGACATGCCCTAGGTGGTTCAGGTCTTCAAACAGCAGCATTAGGTTTTGGTGGAATTACATATCCAGGCGCCACTACTCAAGATTTAACTGAAAGTTGGAATGGAACTAACTGGACTGAAGTTAACGATTTAAATACTGGAAGACAACTTATAGCTAGTGGTGGAACACAAACTTCTACTTTAGGTTTTAGTGGATGGAGTCCATATTATGCAGTTACAGAGTCTTGGAATGGAACTAACTGGACTGAAGTAAATGATTTAAATGAAGCAAGATATTATGCAGCAGGAGCAGGGGCAAATAATACTGAGGGTTTATGTTTTGGTGGAGTTGATCAACCTGGTGGATCAAACGTAGCAAATACAGAATTATATAATGGAACTAACTGGACTGAAGTAAATAATTTAAATACTGCAAGACAAGCTTTGGGAGGTTTTGGATCAGCTACATCTGCATTAGCTTTTGGTAATGAACCATCTTCAGCTATAACAGAATTATGGAATGGAACAAATTGGACTGAAGTAGCAGATTTAGCTACAGCTAGATTTGAATTATCGGGAGCTGGACCTAGTAATGCAGGTGGTTTAGCTATAAGTGGATCTGCTCCACCTTATAGTACAGCAACAGAAGAATGGACAGGTGCAGGCACTGTTGAAGTCGGTGCTTGGACTACTGTTAATAGTGTTAATAATGCTAGATCTTATACGGCTGGAACAGGAACTAATACTAGTGCATTAGCTGCAGGAGGAACAACTCCACCAGGAGCTTACTCAACACTAACAGAATCCTATAATGGAACTAATTGGACTGCAGTTAATTCTATGAACACTGGAAGATTTGGTATGGCACCAGCAGGAGTTAGTAATACTTCCGCTTTAGTATTTGGAGGACAAAACCCCTCTCTTGGTCCACCAGGTACACCTAATAACACAGGAGCAACAGAGTCATGGAATGGAAGTAACTGGACAGAAGTTAATGATTTAAATAGTGTAAGACAAGATGCAGCAGGGTTTGGAACACAAACCGCTGCTTTAGTAGCTGGTGGATTTAAATATGTACCATCATCGGGAGTGGTAGCGCTAACAGAATCTTGGAATGGAACCAATTGGACTGAGGTTAATGATTTAAATACTGCTAGATACAAATTATCTGAAAGTGGCGCTGGTGCAACTAACACTGCAGGTATAGTTGCTGGTGGAGATGCTCTCCCACCTGCAAATGATGTAACTAAAACAGAATTATGGAATGGAACTAATTGGACTGAAGTTGGAGATATGAATACTGCTAGAGATAATCTAGCTAATACTGGTACATCAACTGCAGCTTTAGCATATGGTGGAGAGGATTCACCAGGACCAAAATCTCTTACAGAAGAATGGAATGGAGTTTCCTGGACAGAGGTTGCAGACATGAATACAGCATCAACTAGAAGAGGTAGTGCAGGAACAACAACAGCTGCTTTAGCTATAGCTGGTAATACACCAGGTGGAAATATAACAGCAACAGAAGAGTGGACTGTTCCTGGAAAAGTAGTTAAAACAATAAGTACGGATTAATTATGGCAACATACAAAGAAATACGAGGAACACAAATCGAGGTCTTAGAATCAGACCCATCGAATGCTGTTGAAGGACAAGTTTGGTATAACTCGACAGATAATGTTTTAAAAGGTGATGCAGGAACTCCAGTATTAGTTTGGACAACCACTAATTCTATGAATTCTGGTAGATATGGTCTGGGAAGTGCTGGAACACAAACATCAGCTTTAGGTTTTGGTGGAAATGGCCCTTCACCTGGTCAAACAGCAGTTACAGAATCTTGGAATGGGACTAACTGGACTGAAGTTAATGATTTAAATCAAGCTAGACATTACGTTGCAGGTGCAGGTGTTAGTAATACATCGGCACTAGCTTTTGGTGGAAATGGCCCTCCACAAACAGCAAACACAGAATCTTGGAATGGATCAAATTGGACTGAAGTTAATAACTTAAATGAGGTAAAAGAATTATTAGGAGGCAGTGGAACTCAAACTTCTGCATTAGCTTATGGTGGTGCGCGCCCAGGTGGGTATGCAGATCTTGCAAGCACAGAAATTTGGAATGGAACAAATTGGACTGAAGTAAATAATTTAAATACTGGAAGAAATGGTTTATCTGGTGCAGGAGCAGACAGCACATCAGCCGTAGCATTTGGAGGAGTTCCAAGTCCTTCCCCAGCAGGATTAGATATTACAGAACTTTGGAATGGGACTAACTGGACAGAAGTTAACGATTTAAATCTTGCAAGAGTATATATTGGTTCAGCAGGAATTGCAACAGCTGCTTTAGCCATTGGAGCTCAACCATCTCCACAAGGACAGACCGAATCATGGAATGGAACAAATTGGACAGAGGTTAACGATTTAAATGTAGGGAGAGCAGGAAGCTTGGGAGGAGCTGGAACTAACACATTAGCTTTAGCTTTTGGTGGTAGTGGTAGATCAAATGCATCAGAAGAATGGAGTTTGGCAGGTGGTACAGTAACATTTACCGACTCATAAGACTTGTAATATATTTTAGATAGTATATATAAGAGAAAACTATAAAGGATAAAGCTATGAAAAAAGACGTTAAAGAAGTTATACAAAAAGAGGAAACTCATTTAAATAATTTATTAGAACCAAAAGACCTTACCGATTTTAAAGGTATGGTAGACGAGCTTCGTGATACATGGACCAAGAAACAAATGTTTCGAACAGAAACAGAAGCAAGATTTTCTGTACTACAAGACAATAGATATCCAACTAAGGCTTCAAAATATTGGCAGTGTGTAAGAGAACAATCTAGTTATCTAGATAACCTAATGACGTTATCGTTTGACTATAGAAGAAACGAAGCAAAAATTAAATGGTTAGAAGATAAAGTTGAAAAAGAAGAAGACGAATATAAAAGAACTAAATACAAAATAGATTTAGATGAAGCTATATTTGGTAAAGCAGCTATGGAAAAAACTGCTAAACACAGAATGAGAGAAATTAAAATGTGGTCTAAATTAAAAGGTGAATTTAATGATGGATCGTTTAATGACAAGGATGTTAATGTTCACCAGTTAGAATCATATGGATTACAATACCATGAAAAAGCTAAATCATTAAATGCTAACTCAAGTGAGTCAGAGGTATTTAATGTAATGGGTCAATTACAATCATTACAAAGAATTAAAAAATCTGGTGAATTAGAAAGCAGCTACACAGAGAAAGAACAAATTGAACAACATGGAAAACCCAAAGTTTGATTTTGTATTTTTAGGTCAATCGGTTTTAAAGTATCAAGTACCTCTTGATATATTTACTACGATTAATCAGATATACGAACAAAACTTTCATAATCTTGAGCCCGCTAATAGTCAGTTAGTAGGTAAGATAGAGAATGAACATTCATTGTTTTATCATGGAGCTGATCAAACAAAGATGAAAAACCATAATATGTTGCCTAAAAATGTTACAGATTATTTTATGACTGTGTTTAAACACTATCTAGCATTTAATAAAATTAGAAATTATGACTTACACCTTAACTCTATTTGGGTTAATGAAATGAAACAACACGAATATAATCCAGCTCACGTTCATAGAGGTATGTTGTTTACAGGACTATCAAGTGTAATGATTTTAAAACTACCATCAACATATGGTAAAGAATACTCAGCAGAACATGTACAACAAAATGGACGACTTCAAATATTGGGTGCAGCTAATGGTCAATTTGCAAAAATAGATTATCAACCACCAATGAATCTTAGAGACTTTTATATTTTTCCATATGATATGAGACACTGTGTTTATCCTTTTAATGGCACTGATGAAGTAAGACGAACTCTTGCTGCAAACTGCGATGTAGACTTTGATCCAATAAAAAACAGAGGTGCAGTATAATGGATAAACAATATTACATAGATAATCATATAGGTGTGTTTAAAAATTTTATGCCAAATGAAATGATAGATAGCTATCTAAACTATTTTAATAAGTGTGAACAACAGGGTGCGGTATTTCCAAGAAACGAAGATGAAACGTTAGTATCAGATAATGCAATAAGCACTATAAGCAATACAAACGCTTATATGACATATAACAACAAACCTTTTATAGATATGTTTTTTAACGAAGTATATCCATTGTATGCAAAAAAATATTCTTTTCTAAAACAGTTAGACCGACACAGTATATTAGAAGTTAAAATACAAAAAACCAAAGTAGGTGAAGGCTATCATTTTTGGCATTGTGAAAATGCAATGATGACAGCAAGAAATAGAATACTAGCTTTTATGGTTTATCTTAATGATGTAACTGAGGGTGGAGAAACAGAATTTTTATATCAAAAGTGTAGGTTCAAACCTGAAAAAAATACACTATTAGTTTGGCCATCACAGTTTACACACGTCCATAGAGGCAACCCACCTCTGTCGAATGATAAATATATAATAACGGGATGGGTAGAGTACGGATATTAATATGATAACAGAACCACGATGGAAATCTTTTATAGTACAAACAACACAACCTATTTTTACACCTGAACAATGTAAAATGATTATTGAAGCAGGAAGAAGCGAACCAAGAAATGATGCTGGAGTCGGAAGTGATAAAGAAGGTATTAAAGGTGGGGTTATAGATACCAAAACTAGAACCTCACACATTAGTTGGATACCATTTAAGAAAATGGCGGACATGTATAAAGATATAGAAAAAATTATGAAAACCACCAATGGTAATCATTTTGGTTTTGATGGAATGCAGATAACTGAGATGGCACAATACACAGAATATCCAGAAGGGGGTTTTTATGAGTGGCATGTAGACAATGATGTTAACTGTCAACACGAACCACCTGTAAGAAAAATATCAATGACTTGTTTACTGTCACCAGAGAATGAATTTGAAGGTGGTGATTTAGAATTAATGGATGAGGGTAAAGTTGCAAAAATAAAACAAGGTCATGCAATATTCTTTGCATCGTTTATTAGACATAGAGTTAAACCAGTAATACGTGGCAACAGAAAATCTTTAGTTATGTGGTTTGGAGGCACACCTTTTAAATGATGATTAAAGCTGCATACTTTCCAACTATTATA